CATAGGCGATGAGATTGACCTTCCACAGATAAGCAAGTGGGAAGAAGGGCGCATGGGCTCATACGCTCAAACGCTAGATGATGACCGCAATCAAGCTGTGGACTTGCTCTGGGAGTTAGGCGTAACAGATTGCATTCGTAGCAATCACACAGATCGCCTGTATAACATCATCATGGCTAAAGTCCCAGCATTCGGGGCATTGCCAGAGCTGCGCTTTGAGAAGTTTATGAAGTTCGATGAACTAGGCATAACCTTTCATAAGAACCCTATGCCTATTGCACCTAATTGGATTGCAGTCCATGGAGACCACACACCCATCAAGCCACAAGGGGGCTTATCAGCCCTTGAAGCGGCTCGTAGGCATGGAAAGAATGTCATTTCAGGTCATACCCACAGAGCAGGGCGTTCAGCCTTCTCAGAGGCTTCTGGGGGGCGCATAGGGCGTGTCCTACATGGTGTCGAGGTAGGCAATCTTATGGACTTCAAGCAAGCTGCTTACACTAAGGGTGTGGCTAACTGGCAACAGGCATTCGCCATCATGTATGTGCATGGCAATAAGGTGCAGGTCGATCTAATCAACATCGAGAAGGACGGGACATTCATCGTCTCTGGAAAGTCCTACGGACGAGCCAGATAGGTCTAAATTTAGGTCTAAATCGTTATCATTTCGTTACCTGAATGTGCTTGATTCGTCTGACATATCTGTCACACTAAGTTTGTAAGCAATCAAGGGCATTGCTACAGATAGGTACGAAATGTCAAACACAGATAAATTACTGTTAATATGCATTATCGGCATGTTATTCGGTTTTGGTGTAGCTCTCTATGATGTATCTAAGAGAAGCTACGAGAAGGGTCTGCGCGAGGGATACCATCGTGGGCGCAGCATCAAGGGGCAGGAATGAGAGCCAATGAAATCCTTCTCACAGCCACAGACACGATCCGTGATCGTGGGCTCTCATATGGTCACCCTGCGGATAACCTGCAACACACCGCAATGTTGCTCTCAGCATACCTACAAACACCGATACACGACTATCAAGTGGCAGGGATCATGGTCTTGGTTAAACTTGCAAGGACTAATCAATCAGCACAACACATCGACAACTGGGTCGATCTCTGCTCTTATGGCGCACTCGCAGGGCAGCTAGCCACAGAGGAAAACGAACTTTATGTTTAATTTAGCCGATTACGAAACAGTTGAGGTGAGACTTGAAAAGTTTATTAAAGATTATCCTAATTTTCGGATTGCAACTGAGTTGGAAAGCTTCCAGAGCAATAGATACATTGTTAAGGCGTATCTTTATAAAGATATTAACGATGGAGTTTCATGGGCTACTGGCTATGCAGAGGAAACAATTAGCGAACGAGGTGTTAATAGCACTTCAGCATTGGAGAATTGCGAGACTTCTGCGATCGGCAGAGCACTTGCAAATGCGGGTTATGCGGCTAAAGGAAAGCGTCCAAGCCGAGAGGAAATGAACAAGGTTGTAGCTGTTAAACCAGTTAAGCCACCTGTTCAAGAAGTCAAGCCAGATGATCAGGATTATTGGACTACACCTGTTGGAGAATATAAAGGGGTAGTAGATGCGCCTGTCACACTTGACAAAGCAATGCAGACTGTTACTGCGATTATGGGTACAGCAGAAGCAGCCGAATCACCAAGTTGCAAACACGGAGCAATGCGTTGGCGTGATGGCGAGAAGAATGGTCGAGCATGGGGTGGTTATCAATGCGCTTACATGAATGCAGGTGGCGTTAAGTCTGACTGTCCACCTGTCTGGTATCAGCTTGGATCAGATGGTAAATGGCAACCACAGAAGGCGAGAGTGTAATGGGAAACATTGGAATTAAGATCAATGGTGAATGGGTCGATCTAATGTCAGCCTTTGTGCCATGTCAGTTATGCAATGAGCCAGTTGCAATCAGGGATCTAGAGGACATTTCATCTGATTCTGTTAATGGCGTTGTTACATGGCAATGCGCTAAATGTAAGGCAGTCAATGGCTAAGTTTAACTTTGATGAGATTTATAGATCTCCAGTCGATCGCCATATATACAGCTTTAGCGGATATGGTGGAGTAGAGAATTGCTCGGACTGCGATTCATTCGTGCAGGTCAATGAGTATGATCGCATTCATGATGGTACAGTTTTATTCTTCTGCAAGAATTGTGAAAATAAGCATCACCTATGAGCGGATACATGCCACCTTCAGCTACAGACAACTGGGCAACTCCTAAAGATCTATGGGAGCAAGCTAACGGCTTTCATGATTTCGAGCTCGATGCAGCAGCTAGTCTAACTAATCATCTATGCAATGAATGGTTTGGATTAGATCATCCAGATGAGTCAAGGCGTAATGGTTTAGCTGGTCAATGGATTGGTCGTACTTGGGTAAATCCACCCTATGGGCGTGGCATTTATGACTGGGTTAAGAAAGCTGCCCTACATGATGATTTAGTGGTCATGTTATTACCATCAAGGACAGACACTAAATGGTTTCATGAGTTCGTTTATCCTCATGCTGATGTGCAATTTATAAAGGGCAGATTGAAGTTTGGGGCAAGCATCACAGCTGCTCCATTCCCTTCTATATTGGTTACATTCAATGGCTAGTCAAGCAAGGAAACACAGAGGTTTCCGCACCGAGCGTGTTGTCGCACAGTACCTATCGACTGTCTGGCAAGGCGCATGTGTGGGAAGGGGTAGTGGCAAGGATATTGTTAATGTGCCATTCGATGTTGAAGTCAAAGCCCGCGCTGGATTTCAACCGAAAGCATATTTAGCACAGCTGAAAAGCCGCACAGCCATTTCGGGGGAATTAGGCTTTGGGGTTATCAGACTCAACGGACAGGGTGAAGATGCGCGTGACTATGCCGCGATCATCAGACTAGAGGATCTCTTGCCACTACTCATATTAAGATATGGTCACCTAGACAAAGAACCTACCGAGGCAGACATAGACCGATGCTCTGGATGTGGGTCATACATGATAAGGAAGTGCCTGACTTGCCAACCTATGACTACAAATGCTCACGATGCAATCTCAATCAAGAGGTTAGTCATGGATGGCACAATCGACCAGTAGTGTTATGTAACTACTGTAATGAGCCAATGGTCAAGGTTATAGGGGCAGCAGCTACACACTTTAAGGGTAAGGGCTTCTACAGTACGGATAAATAGTTATCCACAGAAGTTATCCACAGGAGGTTATCTTGAAACGAAACACCGCTCTGAGCAGGACTTTTACAAATAGATTTGACATCGATGGTACGCTAACACAGCAGAGCCTCTCAAAGGCTCACCGCGAGCCCCTTAGGGGCGTAGCTCGCGGGGTGCTAGTAGCTATTGGGATAGCTCTATGCATCATGCCTGATGCAGGTGGATCTAAACCAAAGCAATATGTAACTTATAAAGAATATGCTTTACATTTATTACATTATGACTATAAGCAATATAAATGCCTAGCAATACTCTATGGTAAAGAATCAGCATGGAATCCTAAAGCTCGTAATGGATCACACTATGGAATACCACAGGGTAAGAGTGAGTGGCTAAAGGATCAAGATGGTTACACTCAGGTACGATGGGGACTCTCATATATCTATAACAGATACTCCACACCATGCAATGCTTATGATCATTGGAAGGCTAAGAATTGGCATTAGATAAGTTAAACAGCAGACGCTACCGCGAACAGCGTGAGCGTGTGTTCAAGCGTGATGGTCGCATGTGTCAGTTATGTGGCACAGATGAGGGCGAGATGCACATCGACCATGTGATACCACGCAAGGTAGGTGGAGACCATAGCCTTGATAACCTTCGTGTTCTATGTAAGTCATGTAACCTGCGTAAAGGTGCGCTCAATGATGGTGTTTTTTTAGCACGGACGGCTACCCCCCCTGTCTTTTCTGACTATATCTCCCCGATGCAGTCCGAACCGATGCTGGACAGTCCCTTTAAGACCCGACCCAGTCCGAGTCAATGACAACTAAGCCCAGAAAGTCCAAAGCCCTACGAGGGGCAACCAAGCCAAGGCTTCACAGTCCACTATTAAAGGGCGAAAACAAGCTGCAAGATGTAAAAGATCTATGCGCTATCGTCAAGATGGACTTAATGCCATGGCAGGAATTCGTGCTAAAAGACATGCTGACTGTGGACAAAAAAGGCATGTGGATACGCAAGACAAACCTGATTTTGGTAGCACGACAGAATGGCAAGACGCATTTAGCCAGAATGTTAATACTGGCACACCTGATCAAGTGGAATACCAATGTGCTTATCATGTCCTCTAACAGAAGCATGGCACTAGACACATTTAGACAAGTCACTCACCTACTGGAGACCAATGACCACCTTAAAGGATTCGTTAAACAGATCAGACACGCTAATGGCACGGAGTCTATTGAAATGTTATCTGGAGCAAGGCTTGATGTTGTGGCAGCAACTAGAGACGGCTCTAGAGGTCGATCAGTCAATGGACTGCTTTACATCGATGAAGTCCGAGAAATCACAGAAGATGGATTTAGAGCTGCAACTCCAACTACTAGAGCTCACCCAAATTCTCAAACGCTTCTTACCTCTAATGCAGGAGACGCTTTCAGCACTGTACTCAACGACTTACGAGAAAGAGCCATTGACTACCCGCCAAAGTCCTTTGGCTTTTACGAATACTCAGCACCCCAATACTGCAAGATAACTGACCGCGATGCATGGGCTTTGGCTAACCCCTCTTTGGGATACACCATCACAGAAGAAGCGATTGAAGAAGCGATTGCTACTTCACCGATTGAGAACACGCGCACAGAGACTCTTTGCCAATGGATCGACTCACTAAGTAGCCCTTGGCAACACGGCATCTTGGAAGAAACATCAGATAGCACACTTGAAATGGCTATCGGGGCTTATACTGTATTCGGTTTTGATGTCAGTCCGTCACGGCGGAACGGATCATTGGTCGCAGGACAACTTCTCCCAGATGGGCGGATTGGCATCGGAATCTTGGAGACTTACAGCTCTCAGGTTGCCATCGATGAGCTAAAGATGGCGGCAAGTATAAAGGCTTGGTGTGACATCTATAAGCCGCGCCTAGTCTGCTTTGATAAGTACGCCACACAGACGATTGCAGATCGTTTGGCTAACGCTGGAGTTATGGTCGAGGATGTCTCAGGGCAGCAGTTCTACAAAGCCTGTGGAGACCTTGCAGAAGGCTTGAATAACCACAGAGTTGTCCATAATGGTCAAGCAGAATTTATCCAGCAGATGAATAATTGCAGCGCAAAAGTGAACGACAGCGCGTGGCGCATCATTAAGCGAAAATCGGCTGGAGATATCTCAGCACCTATTGGTCTGGCAATGGTCGTAAGCAAGTTGATGATCCCACAACCTAAGCCACAGATTTATACTTAGACACGCCCTAGCACATTGTCTAATTGCTTGACAAATGCTACAATTTCTGTCTATGGGTAAATTATTGCAAGCCTTTGGTCTAGAATCTAAGCCTTTATTAGAAGCACAGTCTGCACCACAGGTGCTTGGTGAGTATTCACCTTATGCAATGCCATTTCAGACTGCCTACATCGGCAGAACAGAAGCGATGTCAGTCCCAGCCCTTATGCGTTGCCGCAATTTACTTGCTGGCACAATCGGTGCAATTCCTTTAGAGCTTTACAAAAAATCTACCAATGAAGAATTAGGTTCACCTGCATGGTTAGAGCAACCTTCTTATTCACAACCACGATCAGTAACGATTGCATGGACTGTGGACTCGCTTCTACTATATGGGCAAGCCTTCTGGAAAGTGGTCGAAGTTTATCAGGAAGACGGACGCCCATCTCGCTTTGAGTGGATTGCTAACAACCGAGTAACAATTACTCTAGATAGCACTAATACTTTTGTTAGATCTTATGCAGTTGATGGCACAACATTACCGATGGACGGACTTGGATCTTTAGTCACATTCCAATCACTAAGTGATGGCATCTTAAACACCGGTGCTTCAACAATTCGCGCAGCCATCGATGTACAAAAGGCAGCAGCGATTGCAGCAGCAACTCCAATGGCAACTGGTTACATTAAGAACACAGGCGCAGACTTAGATCCTAAAGAAGTTTCAGGACTTCTTGCTGCATGGCGTACTGCTCGCAACAATCGCTCTACTGCATACCTAACATCTACTTTGGAATATAACCCAGTTTCATTTTCACCTAAAGACATGATGTACGGAGAAGCAATCTTCAATCTTGCAACAGAGATTGCTCGTCTATGCAACGTACCTGCATATTATGTTTCAGCAGATCAGAATAACTCTATGACTTATGCAAATGTGCAAGATGAGCGCAAGCAATTCTTGACACTATCTTTACAGCCATTTATTACAGCGATTGAAGATCGCCTATCAATGGATGACATCACAGCGCGTGGCAATGTAGTGAAGTTTGATATTGATAAGAACTTCCTGCGTACTGATCCACTTCAAGAATTGGCAGTTATTGAAAAACTGCTAACGCTTAACCTGATTACCCCAGAGCAAGCGATGGAAATGACTGATCTAACACCTAACGGAAATAATGGTTTAGTATGAATCAAGTAATTACTTTCTCAGCTGATCTCACAGCAGACTCAGCAAGCCGCACAGTATCAGGCAAAATTGTGCCTCTAAATGTTGAGGCAGGATCAACAAACATGGGCAAGGTTATTTTTGCCTCTGGCTCAATCGGTATCGAAGATCCTAAAGCAATCAAATTGCTAAGCCAGCATGATGCAAAGAAGCCTCTAGGTCGCATGGTTTCATTTAGCGAATCAGATAACTCAATCGATGCAGTATTTTCTATCAGTCGCTCACAGCGCGGTACAGAAGCTCTTATCCTTGCAGAAGAAGGATTGCAATCAGGTTTGTCAATCGGGGCAGAAGTCCTAAAGTCAAAGATCAAGGACGGCGTAACTTATGTATCCGCTGCTCGCTTGGTCGAAGTAAGTTTGGTAACAGAGCCAGCATTTAAGTCTGCTCAGGTTACCGATATTGCAGCAGAAGAATCTGCTGTGGAAGAAACAACCCAACCAACAGAAAGCGAGACAGCCATCGTGGAAGAAACCACTTCAGCAGTCGAAGCAACACCAGTTGAAGCACCAGCGGTCGAAGCTGCTCGCCCAACTGTTTCAGCAGCATACTACACAAAGCCACGCATTGAAGTTACAGCTGCTAAGTATGCAGAAAACACAATCCGTGCAGCTCTAGGTGATGACAACGCTCGTCAATACCTACGCGCAGCAGATGACACAACAGACAACGCAGGACTTGTTCCAACACGCCAACTGTCTGAAATCATCAACCCATTGTCTACAACAATCCGTCCTTCAATCGATGCAATCTCTCGTGGAGTATTGCCAGATGCAGGTATGACTTTTGAGATTCCAAAGATCACAGCAGTTCCAACTGTTGCGATTGAGCCAGAAGGCGATGCGTTCAGCGACACAGATCAGAATGCTTCTTTCCTATCTGTAACAGTACAGAAGTACGCAGGACAGCAGACATTCTCTGTTGAATTGCTAGATCGTACATCTCCAGCATTCTTTGATGAGCTAGTACGCAACATGGCAGCAGCTTACGCAAAGGCTACAAACGCAGCAGTAAATGCAGCACTTATCTCAGGTGCTTCACTAGATGCAACAACAGTAGCAGCATACCCAACAGCAGCAGAATTGCTAGGTATTGTTGCTCGCGGTTCAGCTTCTGTCTATGGCGCAACAGCAGGATTACCAAATCCATTCGCTCGCAACATGGTCGTATCAACAGGACAATGGTCTAACATCATGTCATTGAACGATGCAGGTCGCCCAATTTACACAGCATCACAACCAATGAACGCTGGCGGTCAAGTATCACCAACATCACTAACAGGTAATGTTGCAGGACTTAACCTCTATGTAGATCCAACAAATGGTGGCGACGGCGATGGAACAATCCTTATCGTGAACCCAGATGCTTACACATGGTACGAGTCACCAACATACCGCCTACGCGCAGAATCAACAGCTAACGGATCAGTTACAGTTGGTTACTACGGCTTCGGTGCTATTGCAACTAAGGTTGCAGCTGGCGCATTTAAGAACAACAAGGCGTAATAAACTCACTAAGTCGCTCTGGGGAGTAGTAGCCCTCTACTCCCCAGAGTCTTTAGAAAGGACATCATGGCACTTACAACAGTTGCAGAGTTACGCTCGACACTAGGCGTAGGCACATTGTATCCAGATGCAACCTTGCAGGAAGTGTGTGATGCAACAGATGCAGTCCTACTTCCTATGCTATGGGCTAACACTAATTTTGCTATTGCACATTCCAATGTCGGCACAGTCGGCACTCTATATTTCGATTTCGTTATTACAGATGAATTCTATGTTGGGCAAACAATCAATGTGGAAGGTGCGGGGGCTAAGTTTAACGGCAACAAAACTGTTACAGGTGTAAGTGAGAGAAGCATAACTGTCACTACATCTCACTTAACTGACACACCAAAGCACCCAATCAATCCTTATGCTTTAGTTAAATCTGAAACTTATCAAGACTGGGCAGATGATAAGGCAGTCCAGCAAGCAGCCCTTATGATATCTGTTGAAATCTGGCAAGCGCGTACAGCCACTCTCTCAGGCAGTAACGCTGTAGATTTCCAGCCAAGCCCTTACCGAATGAGCGCACAGCTTCTCGCTAAGGTGCGAGGATTGATCGCTCACGCACTTGATCCGCGTTCGATGGTGGGCTGATGCCTGTTGCCGTCACTACTCTTAGAACCACGTTAGCAACTGCTCTAGTAGATAACGCTAAGTGGCAGACCTTTGCTTTTCCACCTGCAACAGTCCTTGCTAACTCTGTAATTGTCTCTCCAGATGATCCTTACTTAACACCCAGCAACAATCAGCACATCACTATTAGCCCGATGGCTAACTTTAAAATCATCATGACTGTGCCTTTATTTGACAATGAAGGAAACCTTAACGGAATAGAAGATACAGTTTGTGGCGTGTTCGCTAAGCTCGCAGCGTCATCTTTGACCTATAATGTAAGCGCAATCAGCGCACCAAGTATTCTCAATGCTGCAAGTGGGGAACTGCTCAGCTGCGAGATGTCCGTATCTATTTTAACAAGTTGGAGTTAATCATGTCCGATTGGGATAAAGAGAACGAAGCCTTTCTGATCAAGATCGGACAGGTTAAGCCAGAAGCACCAAAGCCAGCACCTACCAAGAAAGACGAGGAATAAATCTCATGGCTGTATTTCTAAATAACAATGTGGGCGTGAAGATCAACTCAGTCGATCTTTCTGACCATGTAACAGCAGTAACAATCAACCGAGTATTCGATGAGCTAGAAGTCACAGCAATGGGTGACTCAGCACACAAGTTCGTCAAGGGTCTAGAGTCATCAACTGTGACTATTGACTTCCTAAACGACACAGCAACAGCCAATGTATTGGCAACACTACAAGCTGCATGGGGAACAACTGTTACAGCAGTATTCTTGCAGACAAAGGGAACAGCAGTATCTGCTACAAACCCTCTATACACTGTCTCATTGTTGATTAACAACACCACCGACATTAACGGCGCTGTGGGCGACATTGGCACACAATCGATTACATTTACTGCTAACTCAACAGTTGCAGTAGCATCAACAGGCACATTCTAAGAAACTAAACAAAGGGGCAAACCATGGCAAAACTAAAGATAGTTCGTACGGATGGAAGCGTACTTGAAGGCGAGATCACCCCAGCGGTGGAATACTCGTTCGAGCAGTACGCTAAAAAGGGTTTCCATAAGGCGTTTCGCGATGAAGAAAAGCAGAGCGATGTCTATTGGTTAGCATGGGAAGTAACACGCAGAGCAGGTGAATCTGTTAAGCCTTTCGGGATTGACTTCATTGAGACGCTAAAGAGCGTAACTGTCGAGGACTCAGACCCTTTAGCTTAAAGCGCGATCTTCCGTTCACCTACCTGATTGCTAGGCTAAGCATTAGGTTGGGAATCGCGCCACAGCAGTTATTGGAGTTAGACAAGGTTATGCTCGATGCACTCGTGCAAGGGCTTAGAGATGAAGCGAAAGAGGTGAGCGATGCCAGCAACAGTAAAAGGCGCGGTAGAGCTTAGAAAAGCCCTTCGCAAGTTCACACCTGATCTAGCCAAAGAAACTCAAAAAGAAATTAAAACAGCAATTAGACCAATCAGCCAATCGGCTAAAGGCTATGTTCCAGATCGCGGAAGCGTTCTAAGTGGATGGCTACCTCGTCAAATGTCCGAGGGACGATTTCCTACATTTAACCCATCCGAGGTTAGATCGCGCATTGGTTTTAAGACAAGTCCATCAAAGGCTAATTCACGCGGATTTAGAGCTATTGCTCAGGTATTTAACAAAAGCCGAGCAGGTTCTATTTACGAAAGAATGGGCAAGGTAACGCCTAATAGCACATTCGTTCTTAATCAAGATGGCAAGTATCGCGCACCTCTTAAAGGAAAAGATCGCATGCAAGGTCGCTTACTTTATCGTGCTTATGATGAGAACAATGGAAAAGCCAGAAACGGCGTTCTTAAAGCCATTTCATCATCGGCAGCGAAACTTAATCAACGAGCAAGTGTGAGAGGCTAATCATGGCAAATGTAGTCATTGATATCGCTACCGAGTTCACGGGTAAAAAAGCCTTCAAGGATGCTGAAACAGCCACAGACAAATTAACCAAGAATGTTAAAGGTCTTGCTAAAGGCTTACTTGCTGTTTACAGCGCACAGAAAATTCTTTCCTATGGCAAGGCATCTGTTAAGGCTTTTGCAGAAGATGACAAGGCAGCCAAGGCATTAGGCACAACTCTTAAGAATCTAGGTCTTGCCTATGGTGCAAATGTAGGCACAGTTAATGGCTTCATATCTCGTCTTGAAATGCAGACAGGTGTACTCGATGACGAGTTACGCCCTGCTATGGATCGCTTCCTTCGCGCCACATTATCAGTCACCAAGTCTCAGGAATTATTAGGCTTAGCACTTGACATTAGCGCAGGTACAGGCAGAAGCCTTACCCAAGTATCACAGAGCTTACAGAAGGCATACCTAGGACAGACTCAGGCACTAGGTCGCTTGGGTGTAGGACTTACAAAGGCTGAACTTACATCATCTTCATTTGAGGAAATCCAAGCACGCTTGGCAACTCTTTTTGCAGGTCAGGCAGCAGCGGCAGCTGATACTTATGCAGGTTCACTTGCTAAATTAACTGTTGCTGGAAACAATGCAAAAGAAACTATCGGTGAAGGTCTAGTCGATGCAATTAAGACTGCATCTGGTTCTAGCACTATTGATCCACTAGTCAATGGCATTGATCGTATTGCCAACGGAATTGCTGGACTTGCACGCGAAACAGGCAAGTTCATTGCCATTACTAAATCACTCTTTGATCCAAAGAACTTCTTCTTTAATAACTTTGACCCAGATGCTTTTAAGGGCATGGGCAATATATCTATGTCTGTGTCTTCACAGGATACTCAAAAGGCAGACAATGCATCGCTTAAAGCTCAAAGAGCTATGACTGCATTAACTAAGTCACAGGCTGCTAATCAAGCCAAGATACTCAAAGATAAGAGATTACAGGCAGCAATCGACAAGGCTACGGCAGCACTTGCTAAAGGTAGCGATATCTTTGACATTGATCAGATCCAGATTGCAGCAGCACTTGCTAATCAAACAGAGCAACTAGGCAAGGCAAGCACCTCAGCACAGGCGTTACAGATTGCCAACGATATTGCTCGCCTGAATGTCAAGAAGTCAATTAATGAATTAGAAGATGCAATCGCTTCTAAGGATGCCGCAGCTATCGAAGCAGCCACGAAGAAGCTCAACGAGGACATGAAGATCCTTGGCGTTCTTAGCCAGCAGAATGTAAAACTTCTAGATATCAAGTCTATTCTGGATAGCCTTCTTCCTAAAGATTTAATCAACCTACAAAACCTTAAAGATGCTATTGCTCTACTTGGTCAGATTCAAGTCCCTGGAATCGCTGCACCTAGCGCAGGTGGTGGTGGCGGTGGCGGTGGCGGCGGTGCTGGAGCAGCACAGACATTAGCCGACCTACGCGCCACCACAGAAGTAGGAACACCAATAAACCATCTATTAAAAGAACACATTGATGAAATTTTAAGTTCGGCTGTAATGCCAGAAGTCGATGAGCAATCTCAACGCGCTGCGATGAAAGTGTTGGAAAGAACTGGAATCTCCGCAGACTCAACCTTTGACCCTGCAAGGTTTAGAGCGCGTGAGTCAGGCGATACCATTAACATTAGTGTGCAGACAGGCATTGGCGATCCTAACGCTATTGCAGAAGCGATCGATCAAGTCCTTAATGATGCAGTTGCCCGTGGCACATTGAGAGGTTATGTACCTGCATGACATGGCTTCCAGAA